ATTTCTTGGATGGAGAGAGCTTTTTATTCACGATGCTCTGGATGGCAGAATAATCATATCCCGCCTGAGACAGACGGTTCTGTCTTTCCGTGCCATTACCCCACTTTCCGGCAATGACCTCTGTTGCGATCTCTTCGTTTGATTTCTTTGCCGGAGCCGGAGCACTGCTGTTTCCCTTGGCATAACCATTCAGTCCTGCTGCCTTGATCTTTGCCGGGAAATCCACATAGCAGTAATCCTGATCACAGGTCTGCCCGTTGATCTTATTGCTGCGGATAAGGTTCGTCTCACCGCCAAACTGCCAGATCTGTGTTTCCGCACCGCTTGCCGGGGCCGGCTTGCTCTTTCCCCATCTGGCAACCCAGTGGGTGTAGCGGGTAAGCTCCCCATCGTTCATCTCGCTGTTAAAAAATGACTCGGATGAATAAATACCGGCCCAGTATCCGGCTGCTTCCGCTTCTGAACAGAATGCCTTGATGATCTGTGTCAGTGTGTTCCTGTCATTCTTTGTGATCATGCTTCCTTCCACATCATAAAAAACAGGATATTCAAACTTCTTCCCCTTAAGGAGTGAAAGGAAATATCCTGCCTCTTTCTTTGCTTCTGCAGTACTTCTGGCATTTCCATAAAAATATGCCCCTTTCGGAAGTCCGCATTCCACGCATTTCTTATAGTTTGCCTCAAACTGGCTGTCCTTGTAAAGCCCGGAATCAGCACCTCCGGCTTTGATAATGGCAAACTCCACACCTTCCTTGCTCTTAGCCCTTGCAAAGTCAAAACTGCCCTGCCATCTGCTTACATCAATTCCAAATCTCTGACTCATAATATGATCCTCCAATTCTTTGTAATAAAATAGGGAAGGTGCTACCCTTCCCCGTTGTCTTTGTCATCTTCTGCCCTGTCATGGAGCTGTTCCAGAACGGCTTTTATCTTTGCCGGAACAGGCAGTCCCAGATGGGCTGCATTCTCCAGAAGGGATATCCCTTCATTTGAGATGTAGAAGAAAATGGCTGCCGTCCGAAGCACGCTTCCGGTACCGATGACATGTACATCCATAATGTTTGCAATGCCGACCATAAGAAAGATCAGCACTTTACGGCAGATTCCCTTAAAACCGACTGCACTGGACAGCTTCTGGTCACTGATTGCACACATCACTCCCGTGATATAATCAATCACCACAAACGCAAGCAGTGCATATAGCAGACCGTCACATCCGCCAAGGAAATAGCCGAGCCATCCCCCGACTGCCGTAAATACAAACTGTACCGCATTCCAGAATTCCTTCATCGTCTTGTCCTCCTTTGATTTTTTGTATGAAAAAAGCAGCTACCCGTAATGGATAACTGCCGATTTCCGAAAATTATTTTATTGTTCTTTTGTTTCTGTCAATGTATAAGTGATCTTCATTGTCTTATCTGCTGTCTTGATCACCGGAGTAGCAAGATTATTTATGGTTGCAAGATACGGGGTATATAAATACAGATCCTTATAATTTCTATATCCATTGTAACTATATACCCACTCTTTCAGCATATAAGTCTTATATCTTGCCATCTGTTTTTCACCCCATGCACAATAACTTTGATAACCAATCGAGCCAATCTTCTGTGCGGGTTTTCCATCTTCAAAATACCAACCATTGATGACCATATCATCATCTACAACATAGGAATATTCGTTACTGCTGTTGTAACTATAATCTGTTATCCTCTCAAGATTTGCGACATTCGTGGTATCCAGACGGTACAGTTTGCTATTGTCGCTTGATACGCACATCAGCCATTTTCCACTCATCCCTATGCTGTAAAAATCATAGATACCATCCGGCACTGCAATTTTCTGTGTTGTGCATTTTCCATTCTCTATCTTATCCATGTAAAATTCATAACTGACATGATCAAACTGCTCTGTGTCACGGTATGTGTAAGAGTATTTCTGATTTGTCTTTCTTGCTATCCCATACCAACAGCCGTCTGCTCCATGAAAAAAATGATTTCTGATATTGGAATTATCATCACTCGGACAGTCATACTCCCCTTTTGACGGAGAACCAGTTCTGTGAATCCAATATGGATAATGCCCCAAATCAATCTCTGTCGTTTCGGACGCATCAAAAGCCTTCTGCGATATCAGATTTTCTACTAGTCCTGCATGAAGATATTCCTCCGGCACCTTCTTAAGCAGTACCTTCTTGGAATTATTTCTCGCTATCATCTCAAGACGGTATCCATCTTTGATATAGGTTCTTTTATTTGGTCTGTAACTTTCATCACTATAACTGTTATTCTGTGATGCCCACTGACCAATACGAACCAGATAGTTGTTTCCATTTTCCTGCCCGATACCCGCAATCCTGTTTGTAAGTGCTATTGCAGATATGGTTCCATTTGCTTGGGAAGTTGCAAAATCCCACACAAACTTATAACCGCCATCAACTCTTTTGCTTTCCGTAAGATTTCTGCTGCCACGCCTTACATCCGTTGTGTTATTTGCATCACTGGACGCATATCCAATAAGCGGATTGGAAAATGGAGCATAGATATTATCTACCCGCTCTTCCAATGGTTCCTGGTATAAAAGAATACCTCCTGTGAGTTTATTCACGATTGGCAGCATCCATTTCTCGCCAGACTCTCCGTCAAAGGATGTATTGTTATACAACATCCCCAGAATATTGGAATTTAAGATATCTGATATGGCTTCCGTGACAAGGTTTGTATCCTCATACACTTCCTTCTTCCCGGTATGCACGTCCGTTAATTCTATTACACTTTTTCCTTTTAACATCACTATTCCTCCGTATTCAAAAAGTCTGTGATCACATTTGTGATATACCCATCAGCACCGCTGAGTACAAATCTGTATTTAATCATCCCGGTGGTTGCTTTCTCTGCCCACGCATCGGAACTGATTGTTTCAATGGCTGCCTTGGACATCCCGGATGTTTCCTCTGTAAACTTGACCCAGTTGTTATTTACATATCCAAACCATGTCCCGCCATCATCAAATGACACGGCAAACAAACATTTCTCATCGCAATCGCAGGTAACCTTCTCTATTCCCAGAATGGTGTAATGGCTCATGTCGATATTTTCAGAGTAAAGAGCCTGTGGCTTTGGCACACCCTTATAATTCAGCTTCATATCCGGGAAAGGATTCGATGAATCATGCCAATAAAGAATAGTCGGGTTCTTTAGCCCAATCAGAACATTTCCATCCGGTAAATCCGGCAGACCATAGGTTTCAAATACAGATGCTGTAAGTTCCGTTTCTTCAATCGGAGTCAGTACATCATCCGTAATGGTATAAAGAACGCCTTCCCCATCTTTAAAAAGATATCTTCTGTTATATGGGTCAAGAAATACAGGCGGCTCATATGACAATTCATATTCATTGCCCATATCATCTTGATGAAGAAATGACACTATGCTGTCCTTTGCAATCGTAAATGAGATGTTCTTGGACTTTGTATAAAGCACACACTCTCCGATATTGTAGGCTGATGTCGGCACTTCTGTAAAATGCAGAACAATGTCTCCGTTATCAAAAAATAGTGCATCCCATACAAGTCTTGTGTCTGCATTTCTGTTTCCATGAACGCTATATCCCTCCCAACGGATACGAAGAAACTTATAATTTGTAAGCAGTGTGCCTTCCTCACGTCTGAGAGTTAATAAATCAGCATCTCTACGACTTATCTTAAGCTGTTCGGAATTCTGCCCCATTCCGATCCATGTATTACCGCTGACATAAAAATTGGCAGCAACTGTCTCTCGGAACTTAAACCAGTCAGCACCCGCTACCGTATCCGTTCCATCATCATTCAGACTATTATCCCTCAGAATCTGCATATAGTCTGTTGATTCAAATATATCTTCAATCATTACATAATCAGCCATTGTGCACCTCCAGTGTTTCTATCCCTTCAAATTCCGACAGTCCCAAGTCAAATATAGCAGCCGAACCACGATCTATACTTTCCACCGTACCTGTCACCCGTTTTGTATATTCCGTTTCCATAACTATCTGTCCGGATACTGTTTTCGTATGATCCGTATTTTTTATTTCCTTCGCCCTGATCTTGTGCTTATTCACGAAAGCCGCTGTTTTAAACGGCTGGATTTTTATTTCAGTAAGTTCTTGGAATGGCTCTGTATTGATAGTCAGGCAGACAGCCCTTCCCCGGTCAATCACCACACTTTCTCCGCCGGATAAGGAATATTCCTTTCGCAGTCTGAACTGTTTATCATCTTCCACATAAGTTCTCTGATAATTCATTTTATCCCTGTCCGCTGTTTCAATCACATCCCTTACGATAGGTACAAAGAATGAAATATTATCATATAATTCAGGCACCATAAGTCCCATCATTGTAATAGAACCAATGTCCTGTGTAATACCTGTTTTCTTTGGCTTTATAAAAGCAACCGTCACATTATCATGAAGAACATTAGTCGGAAGTCCTGAAAGTTCAATCAGTCTGATTTCTTCATCTACTGTGATCCGTCCATCCCATCTCTCCTGTGCGCCAAGTCCCTGTCCAGAAATCGTGGCCATAGCATTCTGTGGTTCTATGGTTGCCGTACCATTTGTGAGTTCTATAAGCACCTCAAAGGTATGAAGTTCATTTGCCTGCATTTCTATGATCGGATAATACAGGTTCAGCAGATGCTTTCCACTGAGCCAAGTTTCAGACGGATGGAACTGCTCCACTTCCTTTCCATCAAGCACATAATATGCCTTAAGTGCTGTCTTTCCGTCTTCGTTCCAGTTAACAGGGAGTGTGATTACTTTACTCTCCTTATCAATCTCAATGGTTGTCTCTGCAGTAACACTTCTTGCCACGGCCTTAGATTTCACATCCATAATGACCTCGGCATGAAATTCGGCATTGGTCTCATCACCGGATGCAAATTCTATATTTATGATGGAAGTTTTCTCTGCCCCGGCTGTGGTTTTAAGGGCATTCACATAGGTGTATATGCTCAGTTTGTTCTCGCTGATGGAACTTTCAAGCCCCGCTATATTCTTATCATTCTTGCTCTTTGCACTCGATAATCTCGGATTTTTGCCCACGCACTTGATGGTCTGCTTTCCATTGATTTTTGTTTCAATGGATGTAATTGCAGACCTCTTTGTTTCATCTGCATGACCGCCTGTAAACTTGATAATATCTCCCAGATCAAGTGCCGGGTCGCCAATCGTATCTGACTCAAACGGAACATAACTTACAACCGTCAGTGCCGACAGAATATTATTGATGATACGCTTTCGCTTCTCTTCCAAACCGAACTGTAATAATGGATTGACCCCCAAATTCATTGTCAGTCCATCATCCGGATTTACCGAATAATACTCTGCGATATCTGTCTTTTTATTCGTGGAACTTACCGCCGTGTATCTTGTCACAAAATCCGAAAAGGTACTCGTATATCTGTGTCTGCTGTCCACTGTTTTGCTGTCCTCAATTCCATATGGGATAAGCTGAAGCTTCCCATTTCTGTCAATCATAGAAAAACAACCAAGAGCCTGTGCCAGATAATATAAAAAATCCCTCCATGTTTCGATGTCATTTTCCTGATAAATACCAAGAAGTTCCGTACCGTTGGTAAGGTTTTCTATCTCTTCCTTTGTCTGAGCCAGTTCAACATGACAGGCTTTGGAAAGCAGCGACAAAAAATCATATGGGAATGCACTGGAAAGACCTTTATTGAAGTTCTTCTCCAGATTAAGCATCGCATCATAAGCTTTTAATTCCAGTGTCTTTATTTTCCTGTTTGCTTCTGCTACATAAAAAACGCCCATCGGCACTTCCTCATATGCGCCTCCATCTACTTTCAAATGGAAGGAGAGTGTAATAACCGCATCTTCAAGGCTGTACCTGTCAATATCTGAAAACAGTGATATTCCCATTTCTGCAGCATACACAGAACCAAGCTCTATTTCTGATGAACCGGAACACTGTCTGCTGATATATCCGGAGCCTTTTACAATATCCTTATTATCAAATGCATATATTTTACCTTGTTTTGTAGTAATCTCTCCCGTCCAAAAGAATGAACGGGATGACTCGCTTATAGCTTTTTTATATTCTTCTGAAACCGGATACATCGCACCCTCCTCTAAAATTCATTCAAAGAAAAGGATACTGTCCACAATCCCTTGTAACTGGTATCCTTTTCAAGTTTTGCCTTAAATCCTGTAATGTACATCTCTGTACTTTTAAGTGCCAGAGTTTCCGTATCAAAGTACCACACCGGGATCTTCGGTTTCTTACTGTATGCCGTCAGAATCTTAAGCCATTTCGGTGATACCGAAAATGAAACCGCAATGGTTACTACCCCGGTTCTTACAACATCCCTCTGTATAGTACCAGCCTCTGTTTCCCCGGATGAGTCAGCCTCTACATCTGATATATCAATATCATAAGAGTCCGGCAGAGGCAGGTTCAAATCATCAAATTTCAAATACTGAATAAATGCCATTCTATCTACCTCCGCTTCTTAAGTTCATTCTCTGCTGTGCTGATACAATGACTTCATCGAGCAACGTACCGCCCAGATATACAGGAATAACAATGTCTCCGCTGTCTCCCTTAACATCCTGGATTGCAGAAGTAATTGCAGAAAGCATTCCTGAGATGCTTTCCGTCTGCTGTGCCGTTGGGTTTCCTGTCATGTTTTCCACTCCGCTGATCTTTGGATTGATGACCATGTCGGAAGAAACCCCGCTGACTGCTTTCTGGATCATCCCACGGCTCTTTTCGATTCCCTTGGCAAGTCCGCTCATAAAGTCAGGCATCCATGATTCATAATCTGTAAGAGGGCCTTCATCCGGCACGGAGAAGTGAAGGAATGACTTGATCTTGTCAGCCACACTCTTTACTGCATCCCCGACTGCACCAATGCAGCTCTTGATGCCGTTTACGATTCCCATGATGAGATCCTTGCCCCATGTAAATGCCTGTGAAGCCAGACCCGTGATGTGGCTCTTTACATTGGAAAATCCTGATTTTAC